TCGGGGAGAGGCATTCCATCGGGATGATGGAGTCCTCATAGGGGTATTTGAAGTAATTCAGTTTTTCATTGAACGGGTTCGACCTGATGTTCTGCACAGGTCGGGCTGCGTCGCATCTTGCCGATACCCAGCCCAAGGGTTCCTTGAATTGCTTCTTAAGTTGCAGCACGTCCTCAAGCAAATACTTGTAACTGGTGGGCGTTACAACAATGTCATCGTTTGCCACCACCACGGAACTAAACCCATCAGAGAACGCCTTATCGATAATGGCGTTGTAGGCATCACCGAAGTTGCTCTTGTCGCCCTCCATCTTGTAGTCGGCCTCGAAGTGGCTGATTACGTGCAAAGGGCCGCGCAGGTAAACGGGAGCCTCGGGGCAGTACTCGTCAATGCTTGCTAGCATCACAGCAAGACCCTTGCCGGTGACGGTTGATATGCAAATCGGAGAAATCATTTCAATTTGTTTCTCGCTCCATCTCTTCGTCTTCATCCTTGGCCTCGCCGGTGTTAGGACCACCAACAACCCACGCACGGCAACTGCGGCTTGCTGCGCACTTGAAGTCAAAGATTTCGCAGTAGCCAAGGTCGGCCAACTTAATAACGTCAGCGGGGTCAGTATCGTTGCCGATGCCGTCAGCAATGCACTGCTTGATTGAGTCGGATACGTTGAACGCCGCGCAGTTCCCGCAACGGCTTTTCTTTGCTTCCTCGGCAGACACATCCCACTCATCGGCCATGCGCTTCCAGTAAGCCTCGTTTGGCAGTTTGGGGTTCTCAGGACCGTAAGCCGCAGTGGTGATCGCCTTGGCTCTGTTCTTCAGATTGAGGGTGATGTCTTGGGTGGGAAGTGGACAGTTTGATGTGTCAGTGTCTTCCTTCATCATCTGATCCATCGCGCCTTGGTAGCGTGACGGGACGCTGCGGCTGGGTTGTGTTGCCATTACTTCTTACCTTTCTTGAGTTTGCTTGCCTGGGACAGCGCGATCGCAACTGCCTGCTTGGGGTTCTTTACGACCTTGCCGCCAGCACCTGAGTGCAGGGACTTTGTCTTGAACTCGCGCATCACGGATGCGATCTTCTTAGCTGCCTTGTCAAGTTTCATGCTTCATGCTCCAAAGTGAATGCCCAATTATGCAACTCTCGGGATATTACGGCGCAGGGGTTTGTTCCAAACGGAACTCGCGGCAGAGCCGTACATTCCCATGATTGCGTCGCTTGCAAATGTAAGACAGAATGCGTCACCCCTGTCTGGCGAGGCCAAGCCACGCTTGCGAATCTCATCTTTGCCCTCGATTTGTATCTTTCCCGAACTCGTGAACGAGTACCGCACGGCCGCCAGTTCAGCGATTAGGGACTCATCCCTGGGCATCTTGCAATCCCGCTGCTCTAACCAGGCTTTCGCCTTGTGCCACAACTCAGCCTTCAGGTTTCGGTAGGTCGCACCCATTGCCGGTGACTCGGAGACGTTGATTCCTCGCGCTGGCAACTTTAGTTCCCGCAGCCGGTCAACCACGCCAGCACCCAGACCGATGCTGTCCACAAGAATCTCATGGGGTCGCTGGCTGGGTTGGAGTGCCTCGTACTCTGCCACGACTGCGCCTGTCAGTTGCATCAGGTCGAGGTTTTTCCAAGTCTTTACGGGTTCCAACACAGCATTCCCCTGACGCTTACACAAGGCTGACCTGTCGGAACCAAACCGCGCAACGTCCAATCCCCACACAAGACGTGCGTGTGCGGAGGGTTCCACGTCACGGTTCATGGCCATCTCAAGCAATTCCATCGGGATGACGGTGTCATCGTCTGACCTGGGGAACTCTCCAAGTACGCGAATACGGAAGGCGTTTGACTCCTCGCCGTATCTACCTCTCATCTCATCGACGTAAGCCTCTGACACTCGTGGGGAGTCGGTGCAGTTGACCCGCATCGTGATCCAGTCATCCTTGAGCCTGTTGTGGGTGTCGTAAAAGAACCCCGAACTGCGCACAGGGTTGCCCAGCAACAGGGTCACGGCAGAGTGTCCCGACATGGAACCGGCTGCGGCCTCGAATACCTGTTCAGGTATACCCGATGCCTCGTCAGCCACCAGCATCACGTTCTCACTGTGAACCCCTTGGAGGGCTTCGGGCTGCTCGGCTCGTGATGTCCGTGCTGAGATAAACGCCTCGTTGGGGGCTTCTTTGACCTCGATACGGTCTTGCTTAACCTCCAATTGATCTCTCAGGGTTTCGGGTAGTGCCTTCACCCAGCGTTTCAACTCAGCGAATAGTGCGTCGTACAGTTGGCTAGATGTGGGGGCCGTCAAGACAATTTTTACTGGGAAGCGTAGGAACAGATACCAAAGAATCGCCCATGACGCTGCTGTGGACTTTCCGACTCCGTGGCCTGACCTGACGCTGATTCGTCGGTTTCCGTCCGCGATGTGGGTAAGGAACTCCTTCTGCCAGTCATCGGGCTGTGTGTTGAGTACCTCTTGGACAAACAGGGTCGGGTTGTGCTTGTAGCGTTTCACGAACGCGATAAACGGATTCTTGTCTTCGGTGGCCTCCATAGCCGCGATCTGATCTATTGCTTGAGTAGTCAATTCCGAATTTTTTTTTTTTTTTTTTGGGAGAGGGGCGAGTTCCATAGTGGGGGTGGGGGGTGTGGTCATTGGCGGCTTTCTATGGGTTGTGGTCGGTATTTCTTAGGGGCAGCATCAGTCCCGCCCCCGCCGCCAGCGCGAAGGGGGGGGTCAGCCGCCCGACGGCCAGAACCCAGCCCCAGACGGGCAGGATTCCACGATGCGGAACTGTAATTGATACAGTGTTCATTATGTTAATAGGATTGCCACTTACGCACAGGTTATACATGGATTGTGTGGTCGTATGGTACTTATGCACAGGTTAATGTGACTAAGTGGACAATTTGGGTGTGGATAAGTCCTCTAGCACCTCGACATGGCGCAACGCGTCCATGCGCATCCCTTGGATGTTGATGTTGACCGCTGGCCCTTCTGCTGGGCGTAGACGCTAGGTTTCCACTTCTCAGCCAGCCATTGGCGCGTTTGGATGCGTACACGCGCTAGGTTGGACGCCTCGATGGCCGCAGAGTCGGCAATCTCCAGCGTCTCGCAAGCCAAATTGTCGGCTGCACGGGCGCGCGCGAGGGTAATTCTATCCGCGTTGGGTTCTGTTTCGCACCAAATCTCCAACGCCCTACGCCCAATACCCAAGTCCATGCAGATGCGAGTCATGGATTTCCCTGCCTCAAACATCGTCACGATGTGGTCAACAGGTATCGACTCAAGCACCTCCAAGTCCAATCGTTTCTTTTTCTGTCCTGCCATTTCTAAGCCCTTTCTAAGCGTTTTAGTCTATCCAAGCACCCAACCTATCACCGTACCCATTTTCTCGTCAAATTGAGGCATTCCTGCCCGCCTCTGCCAGTTCCGTGTTGAACTTCTTTGGCAGCGTTGACGGTTTGCTGAAGTCCAAGTCACTCTCCATGTCATCGAATCCGCTGTTGCCGCCCACCTTCACCATCGTGGCTCCGGTGTCCAACTGCTTGATCTTGATGACCTCTCGCATCACCGCACCGGCCATCATCGTCTCGATCTCCTCCATGTTCCAGATGTGCCGTCCTTGCACCTCAGGTCGGAACTGGTGATACAGCAACGCGTCAGCCTTTGTCTTGACAATGACCATCACCGAACCGTCCACCATCTCATGCTCAATCGCCGCAATGTCAGGCATCCGACTTATCCCGTTCTTGATTGCGTACCCTTCCAAAGCGTAGTAACCCGCAATCATTCCCTTGACCGCCTTCTCCAATCTTTCCTCGTCCCGATTCTCTTGAGCCATCCAAACCCGTTCCATCTGATTCCAAAACTTTGTCCGCAACTCAGAATCCACCAATTCAATCAATCTACCAATACCCCACTCTGCTTCATGGTCTTTCTTCCGATTGCTGATCGACAACAGCAACGAGTTCAACTTGACCTTGAACGGGTCTGCTGGAAAACTCGGCTGCTCAACCTTTACTACTAATCCACGTTTCTTCGTAACCATTTCAAACCTTTCTAATTTCTTACGGGTTCTTCCATATCGTCCTACAAATGGTGCGGCATCCCTAAAGGGATTTGCCCGCATTTGTAGGACGATTTATCCTACAAATGGACTCCATTTGTCTACCATTTGTCTACCATTTGTAGGACAGATTGCTTCTTTTCTGCTTAAATAACTAGCAGTTTTCTCATTTCTGCTCGTCCATTTGCGTACCATTTGTAGGATTTTCTGCATCAAAACTGCTCTTTCGGCTCATCCTTGAACACGACCCAAGCGTAATCCTTGAAGATTTCCACTCCATTTGCGTACAGAAATTCGCGTTTATGGCGGCTAAATTCGTTCGATATTTGCTTGGGTGTCTTGCCATGACCCCACACCTGAGTGAACTTTTCAAGCCAATAATCTATCTTTACGGCCTTGTTTCTCTTGCCGTCCAAGTCCATCATCGACCCATATTCCTTGATCGCCTTGTGCAAAGAGTCAAGACAGATTTGCTGGTTCTTACCAGCACCTGACCTGCTTGGCGGCTTTTTCTCCTTCTTTTCCGTGTCTGCCATGACCCTTGTGGCCTCATCCGAAGGGTTAACGGCCAGGCTGATGACAGGCTCCAGCCCCAAACTGGATGGCGATAACTCCACCTCAACCATCTCAAATCCGATCTTGATGTTGTCCGCGCCGTCCTTTTGCTTGCTGATGGTGAGCAGTCCCGAACCCGCAATCCCGTCCTTCTTTACGCCCAACTCCATCTTTAAGAGTTCAAGTTGCGTGTCCACGGCTCCGAGTAGCGATGAGTGGCCGCGCAGTCCGCGGGTTGCGTCCTTTCCACTGTGGTGCAAAATCATAATGGTGCAGTCCAGCATCCTTTGGACTCTTCCAATGTTGGTGATGAACGCGCCCATGTCCTGGGAGTCGTTCTCGTTGCCGCCGCCGAAGGCTCGTGCCAAGGTATCTATTTGCAGGAGGCTGAACTCGACGCCCGTCTCGTTGATGAGTTGCTGGATGGACAGCATGAGAAGGGCGAAGTCCTCCTCACTTGATCTGAGGTTAAGTTGGTGTCTGATGACGTAGATTTCCGCGCCCTGCTGCGTGTTGTTGTGGAGTTTGCAAGCCCTGATCCTTGCCCCGATACCGCCGTGTCCCTCTCCGCATATATATAGGACTGCGCCTGGAGTCTTGATCTCGTTACCCATCCACGTCCTACCCGTTGCCACCGCCTCCGCTATATCCAAGGCGATGAATGACTTATATGAGCCAGGTGGCCCGTACAGGGCAACGAACGCCTTCTTTGGGATGACCTTCTCAATCAGCCACTCGACTGGCTCGTCCTGTATCGTGTCCCACGACTCGATGTTCAGGAAGGCTGGCTTGGCTGGTGTTGACTCCTCGTGCATAGTTGCGTTGGAGTCGTAGTCATCGGGTGATGTATTTTCGTAGTGCGAGTCGTACTGTTCGCTGTTCGTTGCGGTATCCGATTCCGTGATCGGTGGGAGTTTCTTAGCTAGGTCTGCGAGTTCGGCTCTTGTGCCTCCCATCTTCACCCACTCATGCGCGTCATCGCCAGGGAACGGCAGGTCTAGATCAAGGTATCTCACAGACTTCGCCACTGGGAGCAGGTTCTTGATTACCTTCTTTGCGTACTTCTGTCCGGCCTCGTCGTTGTCGGGGACCACCACCACGTTCGCCCCTGCAAAGTACTGCGTAATCTCCTCAGGCCAATGCCCAGCCCCTGCGTGTGACGTTGTGGCGATGGCTCCTATTGATACCAAGGCGTCTGCCGCCTTCTCGCCCTCCACCAAGTAGATGGCTCTTCCCGCTGTCTTGGCGTCCAAGAGTTCGGGGAACCTGTACGGCACGATGCGGACATCTCCAAGGCGAGAGTGCCGCCGCCCGAGTGCGTCAACTCGGACTAGGCGGTAGTCTTTGCCTTTTTCGGTTTGCGTCTTGAATCTCTGCTTGATGAACAGGGTGTTCCTGTCCTCGTCCATGTACTCCCACTCCTGCTCCAACTTCATGGGCTGAGGTGCAAGTGTGGCCATCGTGCTAAATATCTCATTACGTTGAGGTAGTTCCGGCAAAAGACCGCGATCCCTGATTGCGCCGAATACATCGTTCTGATCGCACCCGCCGTGGCAGTGGAACAAGTACTTCCCGTCCTGAGTCTCCGTGATGGACAGGCTTGGGTTCTTGTCACCGTTGCCCTTGCCGTGTGATTGGACTGGGCAAGATGCCAGCCACGATCCGTTTGCTTGCTTCGCGTTGCCTAGTGCCTGTGCTATTTGTTCGGCTTGCATAGTTATCTTTATTTTTAGAGGAAAAAAAAGCCGAGGCTGTTACACCTCGGCGTTCGGGACTACAGATTAAAACATCTCGTCGTCTTCCACTACCGCCGCCTTCGCCGGTGCTGTGCGCACTGGCTGTGGTGCTTGCTCTACTGGAGCCGCCACAGCATCCATTCCCTCGGGACGCACGACCCAATTAACTAACTCAAACTGAGGGATGCGAGTCGTACCCTTTCCGATCTTCTCCAACTTAGAACCCTTGTACTCAACCACGGGCAACTTGCCAGGGTTCGCAGCGCGTTGCGCGTCGCAAGCCTTGTACAGGAGTTCGAGTCCCATGTTGGGACCCACGCCATTGGATGACCACTCGGCTGCGCCGATTTCTTTGTTGTACAGGGTGACCATGAACCCGCGCTTATGTTCAGGCGTTGGCTGCGGACCCTTCTTGCCTAGAGACACATCAGGGTTCCACTCGCGCTGACCAACGGCCAGCAGGAGCCAGCCAGTCTGCACCGCGTCGATGTCGAACACGACCTTCTTGAGTTGGATTTCCTCGTTGTTGGAGTTTGTCCAAGCATTGGCTTGGGGTGAGAAACGGATGTAGTTACCGCTGCCGCCGGAGGATGATAAATTTAGCATTTCGCTTTACGCTTTCAGAGTTATGTGACTAAGTAGTCACGGGGAGGTGATTATTGTCCAAGTCCAACCGCTTTGGCAAGCGTTAAACCCGAAGATTCTTTTTTCGTAATGTCCTCAAGGACGTGCTTCTTGTCCTTGCCCAAGAGTTTCTCTGCCACCGCAGGGGAAATGATCTCGGTAAGCATGAGTTTGCTGTGTTCTATCCCAGCAGCCTCCAGAGCGACTACCGCCGCAGCCTCATCTATCCACTTGCGCGTTGCGCGTTTGGGTGACAGTTGCCAGCCTGACAGGACGCCACCGTCTTCCAAGACCTTTGTGGCGTGTTTGCGCAGCGCAGCGATAAAGTCTTCGACCATGTCAGCCCGAGCCAACAAGTCGCTGACCACCTCAGGCGCGAGGGTCTTGACATCCAACTTGACGGGGATCAACTCCAACGCCTTTGTCTGCGCAGGACAGATCACCTTGGCTGGGCAGTAACGGCAAGCGTTGGTGGATGGGTTTGGCTGGGCGTCAATTTTTGTTGATTCTTCAATTGCAGGGATCAGCACCTCATCCCGCCAAGTATTCAACTGGTTTACCGTCATAGAGACAGTGCGAGTTGGACCTGAGTGTGGCTGAATGATTGAGAGCCTTACCGTCTCAACCGGTTTCTTAATCTTACGCAGCGTACCCAGCGCGTAAATCTTCATCTGCTCGCTGTCCGCGTCCACGTACCCGCGCCCCGTCTTCAGGTCTGCGATCTCAAGGATATTGTTTCCAAATACATCGTTGCCGAATCCGATCACATCGGCCGTCCCAGCCAACTTAATGTCATCACCGTCAATCACCGTCACGTACTGCTCGACCTTTACAGCCCCGAGTTCAGATTTCAGATTTGTAATGTGGTCGATGTGAGCCTGGGCAAACTCCACATTCTCCTGAGTCATCGTGATGCCCTCAACAGGCTTGCCAAGATAGGCATCAGCCTTCTCACCCGTGCCAAAGCATTTCTCGGCCAAGGCGTGGATGGCAGTACCGATCTGCGCGGCCTCACCTGATGGCTCGAAGGGAACGCCCTCAGAGAGTCGTGCAGATGCTGGGCAAGCGATCCAGCGTGACGCTGAACTCGGCCGTAGGATTATTTTGTTCGCCATTGTTTTCTTTCGTTGTCCGTGTCGTTGATAAGTATTTGGTACGCCAACTTTCGCACCTCGGTGCTAACAGCGTGACCCAAGTCTTCAGGGTCTAGTATCCGCTTCAGCAGCACGGTCTTCTGACCCGACTGGTGACGTTCTGTCTCCAGTTGAGTGCCAAGATAGATGATGTGGTCACGCATTGTTTTGAGTTCTTCTGTTGTCACTTCGTCAACTCCCTCAAGTACCAATAGCCAATCAGGACAGCGTCAGCACGTCCGTCATCCTTGACCCGTGAGAACTGTGCGCTGTGTGATGGGTAGAGTTCCATCGCCCGATGCCGTGATGCGTCCTTGCCCACGCCGCGAGTGATGGCGCGAGTCCACACCGCAGGTTGCACATAAGTGATGGAAATCATTAAGGCTGCTAAGACACCCTCGACAAGCCCCGCGCTACGGCCAAAGGAAAACATTGAACTCACGCCCTGACCAGGCATCGCGGCCACCTTCTCAATCACTGCGTGTTCTGCCTTCAGTTCAATGATGAGAGTCGCCAGCCCCTGCGCCGATACCTGACGCTTCTGAGTCTTGCCGCGCATCACGGTCACGACTGGCATATCTGCCACGGACTCAAGTACTCCGTCAACGTGCAGTGCAATGGCTCCACTCATGCCTGGGTCAATAGAGATGATCCTCACTTGACGGCCTCGTCCATGTCCTTGGCCAACTGCGTCATCCGTGCCGAGATCAGCGCGTCAACGGCCTCATTGAGTTTGATGATTGATGAGTAGAGTGGGACGGTCTTGCCGGTAGTCCAGCGCGAGAGTTGGGCTGGGTCAATGTTGGCAACCCTGCCAACGTCGGAGAGCCGAAACCCACCTATCTTTGCGCGATCTCTGATCGCCTTGATTGCCTGTTGTGTAGAAGTTTCCATGATTGCGATGTTAAACTGAAGTTGATGAACAGCGCAAGTGTACAGAAAAAAAGGGGAGAGCGTGAACCCTCCCCGAAGGCAACTGCGGGGGAAACAATACCCCGCGTAGGTATTTTACAACGGATTAGTTGACTAAAATGCATAGGTATTGACGACTTGTGCAAAACAGGATTACAATTCTAATCAATGACACACCGTCAGATAGCAACTGAAAGGAAACAAGATGACTGAACAAGAAGAGAAAAAACTCACGGAGCAGGTCGAAGACCTTGCCCAACTCATGCGCGAACTGGCTATCGAACGCCGCCAGGTAATGGAGCAAAATAGTTTTCTCCGAGCCATTGGCTCACTTAATGATGGAGTACGAAATGAATTCATTTAAAGACTACGCCCTGGCTGTTGCCATTGGCATCGCATTAGCAGCATCACTCGTTCAGTGGTGGTCAACATGAGCGAGCCAATGCAAAAAGAAATAGACGCTGTCGTGGCGTTGATGGCTCCACCACCAAACAGCACAGGACTGCTCACTGCCCGTGACGTCAGGACATCGTGCGACGCGCAGCGTCAAAGGGAGCCTTGATCGGGTGGCTGGCCGCCGAGAAGGATGTCCAAGCAAGGATGTCCCGAACCGTTGCCCAACTGGAGTACGAGAACCAGTGCAACAAGGACCGCGTCAAGGAACTTGAACTTGAGGTGATGGGATTGCAGCGATGAGAAAGCGCAGCAAGTACCGGCCAAAGCCTCAACTGCCTGACCCATTGGCGTGGGTTCTTAACGGACTCAAGTCGGTCGCAGAGGCTGGCATTGTGGATGTGCAGATCAAGAACCACAGCGCAATTGACGCCCTGAGACGCGGTGCTGCCACCCGCCTTGACATTGACTACATCATCGAGGCGTTCAACGTGATGGAGGCACTGTCTCGGCTTGGGGTGGCGTCCGAGTACAAGGATGAGATCAAAGCCGCACAGGATGCCCTCTACGCAGCCGCAAAGCGTGGTGTGGATGCTGGGTATCGGTTTGTGCTGAAGGCAGCGGAACTGAACGCAATCAATCTTGGAATGGAAGTCCACGACGCCCAGGTCGAGGTGACATCTATTGCCACGATGGAGAAGGCGATGGACATCGTCCTTGGTGAACTTAAAAAGAAACGTATGAGAGTAATTTTGGAGAAAACAACATGAGCAAGATACAAATTCAATTCGTTGACGAAGAAGAAACGCCTACCGTGTTTGAGCGATTTTGGGACAACCTAATGACGTTCGTTAAGTGCGTCGGGGTGTTCGCCGCCATCTGCTTTGCCATCGGGTACTTCAGTGATACCAAGGCGCAGTCTAAGCAATGCGAACCAACCAAAACCGTTTTAGCAAGGAGTATTTTTAAATGAACCACTTAAAGAACACATGGGAATGGTTGAAAGACCACTACACAATGCCGACCCCGCTGGAGATGATTAACCATGAGTTGGTTGACGCGCAGCGCAGCAAGTTGCGCCACGAATCAGCACAGGAGTACCACGCGGCCATCGTTGCCTATAACGCAGCTCGGATCAAGCGTTTAGAGGCTAGGCTTGCCAAGCAGGAAGTCACAGAATGAGCCAGTACAAGATATGCGCAAAGTGCTTGGAGTCCAAGCCGCACGATGGCGGCGTTGATATGTCACCCGTCAGGTGGATATGCCAGCACTGTTGGCTGCTAAGAAAATGACCCGATCAGAACAGTCAAGCCAATAACTGGCAAGATCATGCCAATAATGTCCTAATCGGGACAATGTCTCTTATTATGTACAAAAACCCAGAATGAGTAACGAAATACTCAAACTGGGTGTAAATGGGTGTATATATAAAAACTTGTATATCTTAGTGATATTGCGACAAATCAGTCTTGTTTTAAGTCAGATTCGTCTGCATCTGCTGCAATAGCCAAAGCCTCCTCGTCGCTTTCATCTTCGTCATCTTCAATTACAGCAACGTAATCAACCGCCCATCCGTTGTCCATCTGGAACTCAATGAATTCTTGGATGATTTGAATCTTGTCAAAGTCGTTGGACTCAATAGTGATCTTTTCTTCTGCACCCCATGTAGAGATGTCAATTTCCATTTTGTACATGATGATTTCCTTAAAGGTTGATAATTTTTCCACGGAACTCTACCTGCTTGTCTGCCCACTTATGCACCAGTTCAGGCCAAAGCAGTTTGCCATCTAAAAATGTCAGAACTGCGAAACCCGAACGATGGTTCAGAGGGTTGTCTTCTCCATAGGAGAACTGGGGGCCATAGGGTTCGGCTAGAGTGCCTGTATCTACGCCAAATCGGTTGCCGTTGTAGTCAGAATAGGGAGTAACTTTCAAAGAGTGCAAGTGTCCCGTAACAATGGTTTTTCCAGCACCTACCGTATTGTTGTGTGTGGCGTGGATACCGCCCTTGTACCTGTGCTTAATCACAACGTCGTCGGTTGCCCAGCACGTCATCTGAAAGTCCCAAGAGGGGAAATGGTCTTGGAGTTTGAATCCATAGGTTTCAGCAAACTGGGGAGCGTTAAGCGCAAGACGCGCATTGAACCTGGCGTCATGGTTTCCCCATGTATAGATTAACTTTACATTGTGACGGGCTGCTTTGGCTACCTCCTCAACTTCGTCAAGTGCCGCTTGACAGGCTTTAAGTTCTTCAATAACTGAAGGCTCTTTGTGGGTTGTGACTCCGCTTGGTGGATGTCTGCTGATAGATGCTCCGTCTAGGGCATCTCCGTTACACACTATTGCTACGGGTTTAAGTTCCTTAATCGCCCATAAAAGACCCTCAAAGGCTGTAGTACGAATACCAGGCCAAAAGTGCGCGTCACTAAACACAATCACAGTGCCGTTAAGGATGCCAAGGTGCTTGCGTTCATAGGCTGCACTGACGCGAGGAATAGCATTTCTAGGGTCTTTGGCAGTTAAAGCAATCCCATATTTTTTTTCTAAGGCAACCCTGCGTTTTTGTATGCCTCTAAGGTCTTGCCCTATTACTTTAGAAATAGCAGTCGCAGACCCTAATGTCTTCCACGCTTCAAGAAATTCCTCGTCTGATAATGCAGGTGTTCGAGCCATGATTACTCCAGTTTTAATCGCCAGTAAAGAGTACCTTTACCACCCCAAGGGGAAGAGGGATCAAATAGTTTGAACCCACAAGAAATAAGAGAGTTTGATGATGCTGGGTTGTCGTGTGTATCCGTTACCAGCCACTTCATGCTTACCGCTTTCGCTTGTCTGATGCGGACCCGAATAAACTTTTTCTGTAAGCCTTGTCCACGGCTGCCAGGCACAACGCCTGCCCGACACAGATAACCACAATCACTCCAGCGAGAACTAAAAACAAGACCTGCAAAACCAACCAAACTAGCAGATGCATCAGCAGCCGTCCACCAGAAACCAGTAGTTGTGTCATAAGGAATGTCGTTGGGCAAGCAAATGCGTTGAAGTTCTGACAACTCTTCCTGTACTCTGGAATTGCGAACGTCAACGCGGTTGATTTTCATTTTGATATTAGGCTACGCCAACATTAAAAAATTATGACATAAGCAAACAATTATTAAAAATACGCACAGAACGAACAAGGCACAGGCTGATATATAATTGATTAAGTCATCAAATAAGGATGTAATCAATGCACAAAAGAAGAGACAGGGTGATCGAACTCATTACGGCCAAGGCGATGACATCAGCGGAACTGTCCAAGGTGATCCACTGCGGACTGCGCGGGACTCAGATCATCATCACGAAACTGCGCAAGGCTGGGCTGATACATATACAGGCGTACAGAAGGCAGAGGGCTGGCATTG